AAGTGGTACGAGAAGTTCCCCAACTACCTTGTGCGTCGGCCCGCGCTCATGTTGGAGCGGGAGGTCACCCCCGAAGGAAGGCAAGTCATGGCTTCTCTCCGTTCCCCCGTTCTCGTAGACGAACCCGCCGTCGTTCCTGTTGAGGTTCCCATGTCGAAGCAAGCCAAGTCCCCGGTCCCCGTGGTTCAGAAGAAGAACCCCAATGTCATGCGTGGCGAGGCCCCTTCGGGACGCAACCCCGTCGTGCAAGGGCTCATTGAGCGCGGCAATGCCGGGGCGGGCAAGCACAAGAACAAGGGGGACTTCGACCGAGGCCATGCCCGCAACCCCAAGCACAAGGGGAAGGGATGGGGGGCCGAGTACATGACCCTGCCTGTCGAGGAAGCCTGCGGCGCGGAGTATATGCAGGACCACGCCGCGAAGTTTGAGGAGGGCGTGTCCGTTGACCCCACCAAGAACATGAGCAAGGCCGACGCTGCCGAGTGGAAGAAGCAGAACGCTATCCACCGCAGCGAGTTCAAGACCGCCCGCGTGCTCTCCAAGGGAGACTCCATGCGCCGCTTGAACGAACTGCACAAGCAGCACGGTGGGTTCACTCGGGCGTACTTTGAGGCCGCACTCCAAGAAGTGAAGGCGGGGGTCATTGCCCCGGCTGCGGTCGTGGGCGGGGGCTACAAGGACGGCAAGGCCGTGGCTATCAAGTGGCTCACCGACAACATGAGCAAGGCCAAGACCGCCCGCGCCTTCGACCCTTCTGATTGGCCGAAGGCGTTGGAGGACTATGTTCTCTACAACCCGCTCTCTTTTGGGGATCGGTGGGACATTGTGAAGATGTCCCATGACGAGTTCAAGGTCGAGGCCGTGGAGTCGGTCATGTACCTCCACGCAAAGACCTACTATGTCGGAGAGGCCGTTATCTCCGTCGTTGGGCGAACCGCCCAAGGCAAGAACTTCAAGAAGCAGTTGCCGCTCGACAACAAGGCCGTGCCTACTTTGATTGGGCTGCTGAACCGGGCCAAGACCGCCGCTGTGGCGGGGCTGCTTCCCTCCGAGGCAGCGCGCCTTCGGTCTGCGGGCTTGGGGGACACCTGTTGGGACGGCTACGAGGCCGTGGGCATGAAGGAGCAGGGTGGCAAGCAAGTCCCGAACTGCGTGCCGACCAAGACCGCTGCCGGACTGCCGCGAGGCTTCGACATGGAGGAAAACCCCATCCCGCTCTTGAAGCGGGTGCCGGGGTTCCAAGCCGTCTCGGACAACACCTTGTCCGCCAAGAACAAGTCTTTCAGCATTGTTCCCACCAACACCCTTACGGAGCACCAACTGTCGCAAGTACGGAGCATTACGCCCAGAGACACGGTGGCTTTGCTCGACAAGCACGGTATGGCGTTGTGGGTGGGAAGCCCTGCTGACCTCAAACTCAACTTGAAGGCCACCAACAACGCTCTGTGGACCGATGTGAGAGAGCGTGTGGGTCTTGTGAAGGCAGCGGCGCACCGGCTCGACGGCGTGCGCGGGCACCAACTGCTTCCGGCGACCGTGGCCCGCAAACTCCCGGCCATCTACTCGCAAGAGAATGTGGACGACCCCATTGCCCAAGTCAAGTTGTTCAGCCCGTACTCGGGGGCCGTGTGGTACTTGACCGAGTACGACCCGTCCTCCAAGCAAGCCTTCGGGTGGGCTGACCTCGGCATGGGAATGGGCGAACTCGGCTACATTGACCTCTCCGAGTTGGAGGGCATGAACCGTCGCGGCCTCCCGCTCGTGGAGCGGGACTTGTATTGGAAGCCCATGCCCTTGTCGCGGGCCAAGCACAGTCGCACGGCCTCTGCCCTGCACCACGCCAAGTTCCCCAAGTTCGCGGACATGAACGAGAACCCGCCCGAGGCGGTGCTCGCCATTCGTGAGCAAATGGCGAAGCAGGCAGCAGAGCCGCTCCGTCCCGGCGACACGGCTATGTGGAACGGAAAGCGTGTCATGGTGTTGGACACGCACGGGTTCCCTCCCCGAGCCGTTGATGTTCGGTGGACGGAATCGGGTGTTCCCGGCTCCAAGGGCGAGGTTGCCAACACGAAGCGGAACGTGCCCGTCAATCAGTTGACCAAGTTGGCCCGCTACGACCGTGGCCCCCTGTCCCCCTCCGAGAAGAACGACCTGTTTGAGAGCAACCCCGAGTTCGCGGACATGAACGAGAACCCGCCCGAGGCGGTGCTCTCCGTCCGTGAGCAGATGGGGCGGCAAGCGGCGCGCAAGTTCCGCGCCCCGTTCTGAAACTACTCGGGTCCGGCGGCTGACTTCTTCACCCCTGCGAGGGTGTCCTCTACCAAGTAGCGGGACACCCTCGCAAGCGTTTCCATGACCTGTCCGCGAACCGCCGCGTCGAGTTCGTCGGCGTCGAGCATGTCCACCGTCTGACTGCGAGACAGGCGCACGAGCACCGCCATGAGGGCTTCGCGCCGCACGGCCTCTACGAGCAAGGCCATGCAGGTTTGCTGCATTCCCCCCGTCTCCCACCCCATGAACACCTCCCGGTCTTGGGGGGAGAGCGGGTGAACGGAGGAGCGAATGGAGCCGTCGTCACGCTTGGTGACGACAACGGCCAAGCGGGCGGTTTCTTCCTGCTTGGCCGTCTCGGGGTTGTCGCTATTGGGAGACGAGGGCGTGGTGGGCATGGCCCACCCTACCTGTCGGGCTTGTCAGTAGCCGTCCTCGTCAAAGGCGCGTGCCGCAAAGTCCCGCGCTGCGGCTTCGGCCTCCTTGCCCGTGAGAATGACCTTCCCAATGGGGTAGTAGAACACGCGCTCCCCGGCACGGAACGGCTTGCCGTTCTTGTCTACGCCGGGGTACTTCGCCGTCATCCAATACGGGTCACGGGAGTAGCGCGCAGCGGTCTTGCCGCGAGCCTGCGTCCGCAACGCCTTCTCGTAGTTGGCGAACTCCTTGCTCATGGGGCCGCGCAACCACCGCGAGAGGTCGGCTGCCGAGCCGAACGTGTCCGAGACAGAGCCGTTGCCCCCCACGCGGGCGTCAAGAACGCTCGCAAGGTCATGGGCGGTGCCGTCGAACTTCTGCATGAGCGCAAGTGCCTCGTCCAGCATTCCCGCGTCGTAGGCGTGCTTCACGATAGCGTGGTCCGCCTTCCGCAAGAGTGTGGCAAGCCGCGCCTTCTTGGACGCACGACGCAGGGTGGACAGTTCCACGAGCAAGTCCTTGTCGCCCACCAACTCGGGGTGGTCCGCGACGGTCTGCGCGAGCCGGACGAGCACCTTGTTTTTTAGTTGGCCGACGCCTTGCGGAGACACGGACTTGCCGGTGCGCTCCAAGTACGCGCTCGCCAGCCCCACGTTGCTGTCAATGAGCGCGGGGTTCTCTTTGAGGGCTTCCCACACGGCGCGCTGTTGGTCGGCCCCGGTGAAGTCCACGAGCCGGTCAAGTTTCTGCAACACGGCGCGGCCTTGGGCCGTGTCGAACATGACGCTCACCAACTCGGCAGCGCCCGACTCCGTAAGCATTTCGGAGTAGTTCAAGCCCTCGTCGTCGTCCTCGTCCGCACCGCTGTCGAAGCCTTCCGATTCCCGCAGAACGTCCTTCTTCTTGAAGAAGTCCTTGGCCCGGCGACGGGAGTTGTAGAAAATCTCCTTCGCCGCGTCGGCGGGGGAGAACACGCCGTCTGCAATGGCGTCCTTCTTCGACCGGCCCAACTGATAGAAGATGCTGTCCGTCTCTTGACCGGAAAGGGTCATACCAACGGAGAGGTTGTTCACGATTTCGTCGGGGTGAATGGAGCCTTCGGTGGTCACCCTCTTGCCGCCCGCAGAGGTCGTCTGCGGCTCGGGGACAACTTGGCGAACGCCCGCGCTCAACTTCTCGTACAACTTGTAGTCAACGCGGTTGTTGGCCCACTCGGCACGGGCCTCGGGCGGAAGCCGCCCGGCAAGGTCTTGTAGCACGGCGAGCGGGCGACCCCGCTTCAAGGTCGCGGCGGGCACCTTGAACGCGCCGCCAAGAACCTGCACCCGTGCCCAAATGTCGTAGGCCATGTCCGAGACTTTGAGGTGTGCCATGAGGGAAGCCCGAGCCGGGGAGCCTGCGGGCAAGGACGAGGCGAAGCGCACGAGACGAGTGTGAAGGGACGGGCCGTACATGAAGGCTCCTGCAAGTTCTTGCCCGCACTCGGAGGATAGGGCGTCTACCGCAACCCCGGTGCGTCAAGACCAACCCCTCAAAGTTCTTTCGCGGAGCGGTCTTGACGCACCGGGGGGAGGGTGCGTTATACTTCCGGGGCGGCACCTGACCTTGCTCACCCGAGCCTTGTCCTCGCCGCTTCCCCGCACCCCCACACCGTGCCTCACGCCCCTCCTATTAGGGGGTCCGCCGAAGGCAAGGAGCCAAAACCTATGAAAGCCTCCCCGACCTCGGGCTCTCTCGCCACGCCCGCGCCCATGAACGCGACCGCCGCGTGGCTCGCAGAGGAAATCGCCCACCACGGCCTCTACGAGTACCTTCACCGCGCCCTGTTGGCGTCGTCGTCGTTCAAGCGGGAAGACCCCGCCGAAATGCTCGACCACGTTCACACGGCGCTCGCCGCGTGGGTCAAGCGGGACGCTTTCGCCAAGTACCTCGCAGCGGGCAAGGCCCCCCGCTACCGCAACCTCGTGGCGTGGGCCAAGCAGGTGAGCGCCAACACCATGCGCGACCGGGGCACCGACGCGCTGCACCGGGAACTGCGCGGAGCGCGCACCGAACACGAGCGCGCCGAGTTCGTGGAGAATGAGAACGGCATGGCCCCGTGGGCGGCGTCAAACCCCACCGTCTACGCGGCGGTGACCCTGCACGACGACAACGGCGAAGGGGAGTCGGAGTACGACCTCGTGGACCTCGACGCCGTGGACGCCACGGAGTTGCTTTCGCACGCGGAGGTGGTCGAGACGGTTGAGGAGTGCCTTGCGCGGGCGTGCCCCCGTTCCCCCGAAGCCGGGGCACGGCTCAACACGACCTTCAAGCGCATGTCCGAAGAAGCCCCCACGGCCCGTCTCGCGGAACTGCTCGGGACGAGCGAACTGCGCGCTGAAAAGTTGACGCAGCGGGTCCGCGACCGTCTCCGCGAGAGCGAGGCGACCGTGCGTGCCGCCCTGTCGGTGCTGCGCGTGGTGGCCGACGAGCCGTACTCGACCCGTGCCGAAGTGGCCGAGGCCCTTTCCGACCTGTCTGAACTCCCGAGCGTGCTCAAGGAGTTGGTGGGGCGGGGCCTGCTCACCGAGCACAAGGGAGGCACGCTGCGCTGCACGGAGCAGGGCTACAAGCGCCTCTCGGACACCGAGGGGTGGGGTAGCCGCCTCCTCCTGTGAGGACGGCTCCACGAGCCTTGTAGGGGGCAAGACGGGCGGGGTTGCAACCCCGCCCGTTCGCGTCAGCAGTAGTTGTCCACGGTGCCCCTGCCCCCGTGGGCGTGGACGCCGTGGGGGCACACCTGTTCCTCTCCCCGCAGACGAAGGCGGGGGATGAACACGGCCCAAGGGCTGTGCAGCAAGTAAACGAGCACCCCTTCATGCCCGCCAACCCCTTCATGCCCGTCAACCCCTTCATGCCCGTCAACCCCTTCATGCCCGCCAACCAAGGCGTTGACGGCGTGGAGCCCGGTTGCCTGCTCCCCGAGCCTACGGACCACGACCCCGGCAGCGAGAAGGGCTACACGGGCCTCTTGTACGTTTTCGTGCAAGAGTTCAACGAGGGAAGGTTCAGCACCTTGCTCCCAACGAGCGAGCCAAACTTGTAGGTTCTTGTGCATGAGGTGTCTCCCTCAATGAGCGCGTGGTCATGCTCAACGAGTGTTTGGGTTGTTGAGCATGACTACCCGTAGGGGTTGCACAACCTACCCCCTGTGACGAGGGCGGGTTGTTTACTTGTCCACAGGGTTGTCCACTTGTCCACAGGGTAGACGGCTCCTGTGGATAACTTTGTGTGCTCGACCCACTTGCGTTCTACCCTGACCTCGGGGTAGAACGAGGTCGTTCAGACCCGCTACCCGGTTCTACCCCAAGTAGCGGTCGTCCTTCGGTTCACTCCCATTTGCTCTCGACCGGAACCTTCGTTCGGAGTCGTGTCGTGGGAGAGGGTGCGAAGGCTCGGGAAACCGAGACGGAAAGGAACCCCGTCGTCTGAACCACTCCACTCAACCGAGAAGTGTAAAGGGAACCTTGAAGGGTAAGCCTAACCTCCAAAGTCCTCTCCACGAGAACCAACGAGTACGGCTTACGGCAGATAGAGGTTGTTCTCCCCTCTTACCTGCTTCGTCCTACGAACCTTCCTTCCCATCCTCCCTGTTCTAATCGAGGTCTATGTCTCCTTCTCCTTGTTCATAGAACATAGGGTTTAGACATAGAGGACAGGAAAAAGAGGATAGAAGGAAGCCCGAAGGGCTGACTGACCAAAGACCAAAGAGAAAGCGACAACCACCAAAACCAGAACGACCAAGAACGAAGTCAAGAGAGACAGGAGAGAGAAGAAGAACAGGAAGGCCACCAAGGGAGCCAAGGACAACAAGGCTGCTAAGGGAACCCGGAAGACCAACAAGACCAGTACCCGTAAGGGTAGTCGTCCAAGGGTCAACCACCCGCTCCCCTCCTCTACGGGGAGCCGTCTACCAAAGCCGTCTACCTACCACTCGTCAACCTGTACGGACGACAAGAGGGTGGAGAAGGAGACGACAAGGAGTAGACGGAAGAAGGTAGAGGAAGCCACTACCAAGCCGTTACCATAGGAAAGGGGAGTAGGAACTTCACCTATCTGTGTAAGGCAAACTCATGCCTAACGGAGCCGCCTACCAAAGAGCCGTGGACGTAGGGGGTAGGGAGCCGTGGACATAAGGTTAGAAGTAGGCAAGGCAGAAGGTTAGAAGCAGACAGAGCCGTTGGCGGTACGGGTGCTATCGCACCCGTAGGGCGTAGGAACAACATGGCCCTCCTGTCCGCATACCGCTTCGGGCGTGCTCCGTTGAGGACGACGGAAGAACTCCAACGGGTTCTTCCCGTGCCCGTCTACTTGTGGGTGTCGGGCATGGCAGGGCTCGTCTACCCCTCGACCACGAGGGCGAACCCGTCCGCAATGGTGGGGTTCGTGGCGACCCGAACCTTGCCCTCGTGGGTGGGTCAGGGCTCGCTACCGCTCTATGTGAACGGTCGCCAATGGGAGAAGGCCGTCGTTCCGCTCCTCCAAGACGGGCGGTTGACGACGTGGCGGGGCTCGTTGGCGGCTCGGGGCTCGTCGCCCGTGAGCGTGCCCGTGCTCACCCCCTCCTGTGAGGTCGGAGAAGAAGTCGTGGGGGCGCAGTCCCCGACGCTTGAACCGGGACCGGGGTTCCTGTACGGGTGCGATTGGAACGACGCCCGCAGGGCTCTTGGACGGTCAAGCGAGTACCTTGTCTTGCTCCGAGGGCTCGTGGGCGAGTACGCCGCAGAGGCGGGGTACGGGGACGCTGCCAACGGGTAAAGGTCATTCAGACGAGCAGAGGGTCACACCGCATGTCCACCCCGTTTCAGCCCCCGAGCAAGCCTCCCGGCAACGGTGCCAAGAAGGAGCGCAAGCCTCCTGTGCCCGCGCCCGTAGACCCGCAGGCAGGGAAGTCGGTGTGGATGAAGTGCCGGGCGAAGGCCGCGTGCGAGGGGAACTCGTGCGTCTACCAAATGCGCTTCCGGCTCCCCTCGGGCGGGCAGAGCATCCGTTACCGCTGCTCAACCTGTGGCGGCTCCTTCCACATCACCTACTAACGACCCGCACGACGTTCTCATGGGGGAGGGTAGGTGCCATGACGCCATGCCTGTACCACGGGCCAAGCGCCCGAAGCCGTGCCGTGCAGGAAGCCGGGGGTGACGAGTACCGCCTCGTGGCTCCCCCGTTCGGGGACGATGGCTTGAAGGTGGACGATGCCCGTGCGCTTGTAGAACTTCTTGGGGCTGCACCCGTGGGCGACAAGAAGGGCGCGCTCGTTCTTGGACCGCTCGACCGCACGACGCCCGAGGCAAGTGACGCCCTGCTCAAAACCCTTGAGGACTTCGGGGAAGGTCCGACCCGCGTGTTTGCGTGGGCTTGGGACTTGTCGGGCGTGTCGCCCACCGTTCGTTCCCGCACGCTCGCCGTGTGGTGCCCCGGCCCCGACCCGCTCACCCACCTCAAAGGGGCGGCGCAGACCCTTTACGCTGCATGGAGCCAACGGCGCACCAACGCCCTCGTGGAGTGCTTGACCGAGGCGAAGGACGACCTCGCCCGCGAAGACCTCTTGCTCGCGTTCCTCACGCCGCTCGCACAGGAGAACACCCCCCGTGCCCGCGAAGTGTGGGCACGGGTTCGTCCCTTGCTCACGAACCGAGGTGTGTCTCGCCTTGCGGCCACGAGCGCGCTCTTGGGCTTGGAGGGCACCGCCCCCCTGCTCCTGCCTGTCCGTGGGGGCACACCATGAGCAAAGCGAAGTCGTGGGCGAACCCGCACCCCCTCATGTTCGTGGGCGGCAGCGAGGACTTCTTGGTGGGCCGGGAAGTGGGCCGTGCCCGTTCCGCTGCCCGTACCTTTGGTCGGCGGGTGGTGCGCGCTTCTTCTGTGGCCGAGGTTCGGGACGCCGCCGACGAGGCCGACACGTTCGGCCAACCCGTGCTCTTGCTCGTGGAGGGGGCGGGCACCCTCCCCCTCCCCGTGGTCGAGGAGTTTGCCGCCCGCACGGACAACGCGGCTGCGCTCGTCGTGGTTCACGAGGGCGAGGTCAACCCCGACAAGTTCCCCTGCCCCCCTGTTCCTGCGCCTTACCGGCTCGTGTTCAACCGTCCGGCCTCGCGCAAAGACCGGGAGAAGGCCGCACACAAGTTCGTGGTCGAGGAAGCCACCCGCGCCAAAATGACCGTCTCCGAGCAAGTGGCAGAGGCCCTTGTCTCGTTGGTGGGCGACGACCTTGGGATGCTTTCGTTTGAGGTCGTGAAGGCCACGACCCTCGCACGGGCGCGGGGGGTCACGTCGCTTGACGCCAAGTTGTTCGGCAGCGTTCTGCGCCCCGCCGCTGACGCCGACCTTCGACCCGTGACGGCGGCACTCGCGGCACGGGACACCGTGGGACTTACGAAGTCCCTGCACCGCTTGCGTACTGCGAGCGAGGGGTCGGGCGACCCCGTGATGCTCTTGCTGAAAGCCAAGGGTGGTCCTGCCGACCAAGCCCTGTCATGGCTCCAAACAGCCCACCTTCTCGATAGCGGGGCCAACGTGGAGGAAATTTCTGCACGCCTCTCGTCCCCGAAGTGGGCGGTCGAGAAAGACTTGGTGCCAACGGCAAAGAGGTGGGGCACGGAGGCGTTGTCAACTCTTGTAGCCGACCTTGCACGGGTCGAAGGTGCCCTCCTTCGGGGTGCCCCAAGTCCGTGGAATGTCTTGGTTGCAAGCCTTCTTATCGCCTGTGCGTCCTCCCCCGTGGCTACTTTGGGGGCTCGTTAGGCGCGCTATGCCTGTGCGGGAAGGTGCGCGGTTTGCTTCGACCCTTGCTCCGACACGTCGTTGATGCGTGTTGCGAGGGTTGCACGCCCAAAAAGTCAAATCAAAGGAGCGTTTATGTTGACCGTGGAGCCGTCTGTGTCTATCGCCGCTTCCCTCGCGTCGTTGTCCCCCGACATTTCTGACGCTGATACGCAAGAGCAGTCCTTCTTTCGCAACGCCCTGTCGGAGTTCGTCTACACCCGCACCTACGCACGGTGGATGCCCGAGGAGGGGCGTCGGGAGACTTGGGCCGAGTCGGTGGACCGCTACCTCTCGTTCTTGCAGCAGGAGCGGGAACTTCCCCAAGGGCTCGTCGCGGAGTTGCGCGAGGCCATGCTGCACATGGGCGTGCTGCCTTCCATGCGCGCCCTGTGGTCGGCAGGCGAGGCCGCCAAGCGCGACAACACCATGTTCTACAACTGCTCTTTCGTGCCCCTCGACAACCTCAAAGCCTTCGCGGAACTGCTCTACATTCTCATGATGGGTTGCGGCGTCGGCTTCTCGGTGGAGCGGCAGTTCGTCAACAACCTGCCCCCCGTGGCCCCGCCGCAGGGCAAGCGCGTCTACTACACCATCGAGGACTCGACCGAGGGGTGGGCCAACGCCTTCTACGACGGCTTGGTGCATTGGTTCAACGGCATTGTGGTCAAGTACGACTACTCGCGCATCCGTGAGGCGGGTGCCCCCTTGAAGGTGAAGGGCGGGCGTGCTTCCGGCCCCGAGCCGTTGAAGCGGCTGCTCGACTTCGCGCAAAAGACGGTGCTTGGAGCACAAGGTCGTGGACGGCTGACCTCGTTGGAGTGCCACGACATTGCGTGCATGGTGGGCGAGATTGTCATGGCGGGCGGCGTGCGCCGTGCGGCCCTCATTTCGTTCTCCGACCCCGACGACGACACCATGCGCCACGCGAAGGATTGGTCGAAGGGCGAGTTCCCGGCTTGCCGCTACATGGCGAACAACTCGGCGTTTTGGTACGAGAAGCCCGAGCGCACCATCTTCGACAAGGAGTGGACGGCTCTCAAAGAGAGCGGTTCCGGCGAGCGCGGGTTCTTCATGTTCCCGCCCCACAAGCGCGCTGCCCGCAAGGGTGATGCTCGGGGCAACCCCTGCGCCGAAATCCTCCTCCGCTACTTGAAGGCCACCGACCCGTGGACGGGCGAGGGCGGCGGCGGGCAGTTCTGCAACCTGTCGGCGGCGGTCATGCGGGCCGAGGACACCAAGGAGACGATGGCTCGCAAGGTGCGCCTTGCTACTTGGATTGGGGCCATTCAGTCGTCGTTCACGGATTTTCCGTACCTTCGTCCCGGTTGGAAGCAGACCTGTGACGAAGACCGCCTCCTCGGCGTGGACATCACGGGTCAATGCGACAACCCCGCGCTCTCCAACAACACCGAGGTCATGGCGTACCTCAACGGGGTCGCCCGCGAGACGGCCAAGCAGGCGGCAGCACACCTCGGTATCAACGAGCCTGCGGCTATCACCTGCGGGAAGCCGAGCGGGAACTCCTCGCAACTCGTGGACTGCGCGAGCGGCTTCCACCCCCGGTACGCGCCCTACTACATTCGCCGCGTCCGCATCGCGAACACCGACCCCCTGTTCCGTCTCGCCCGTGAGGCGGGCGTCCCGGCGCACAAGGACAACTCGTTCGCGGATTGGGACGATGACAAGTGCCCCACTTGGGTCATGGAGTTCCCCGTGGCTGCTCCGAAGGGGGCCATGACCCGCAACGACGAGACGGCCATTCAGCAGTTGAACCGCTACCTGCACATCATGCGGACTTGGTGCTCCGAGAAGGGCCACAACCAAAGCGCGACCATTTACGTCCGCGACCACGAGTGGGACGAGGTGGGCGAGTGGGTCTACGCCAACTTTGACGAGATTACGGGCCTGTCGTTCCTGCCCTACGACGGTGGCACCTACAAACTCGCGCCTTACGAGGAAATCACCGAGGCGCAGTACCACGACCTCATGAAGAACTTCCCCTCGCTCGACTACTCCATGCTCGCCCTGTACGAGCGCGAGGACATGGGCGACGGGGCCAAGGAGTATGCGTGCGTCGGCGGGGTCTGCACCCTGTGACTGCCCGAGGGGGGCCATGACTACCCGTTCGACGGGTAAGGGTGTTCATGGCCTCCCTCACGCTCCTGCAAGGCACCGTCCCCACAGAAGGTCCACTACGGCTCGACGGCGGCACCACTCGCCCGACCGTCGAGTTGGACGAACTGCTTTCTCCGCATGAGGGGAAGGTTGTGCAGGTGGTAGCCTACCACTTCCCGCAAGGTGTGCTCGACCCTTCACGGGTCGGAGCGGGAACGTGCCTGTGGCCCGTTGGCAAGTGCCCCTTCCACGCCACTACGCCCAACACGCTGTTCAGCGTGAGGGCGCAGGGCACGCTCTCCCGGCAGGGAGACGGCGGGTGGGTGGTTGGCTCTACTCCGCTTCGCTTGGAGTCGCTTCGGGGGCACCATGCGGGGTTGGTGTTCTTCCCTGTTCCTGACGCGAACGCAGACCCCGCTGCGGTCACCCCTTCGGACATGGGGGACTTGCTCGGGCACATAGAAGGTCTGCAAGGTCTGCTTTCGCAAGTTCGTGCGCGCCGAAACGGCCAAGGCTGAACAACATGGGCACCTACTTCTCCGGGCGTGTCGCTTCCATTGTCTACGAGAACGCGGACTTCTACGTTCTGCGGGTCGTGCTCGACAACGACACCTCCTTGCTCAAAACCCCCGTGGCAGTACGCGGGGGTTTCGCTACGTTGGTGGTTCGCCCCGGCACTTGGCTATCGTTTGAGGGCAAGTGGGAGGAGCACGCGGCTTACGGCAAGCAGGTTGCCGTGACGCGGTTCCCCGTGGCCCCTCCGACTTGGACAACCGAGAGCATCCTTTCGCTCTTGTCGGCCAACAACGTCGGCACCACCACCTGCTCGACGCTTCGCAAGACGCTTGGAGAGAACTTGCACGCCGCCCTCCTCCAAGGTGAGGAAGGCTTGTTGCCCTCGGGGTTGGACGACTTCACGCGGCTGCATGTCCTCGCCCGGTGGAAGTCGGCGGTTGCCCATATCAAGAGCACGGCGTTTCTCTACGACGTAGGTGTGCCGCAGAAGGTGGTCGGCAGGGTGTGGGCGGTGCTTGGTGACCAAGCCGAAGAAGTCCTGACTTCCGACCCGTGGTCGCTCCTCAAAGTGGACGGCATCACATTCCAACAAGCGGACGAGGTGGCGCAGCGGCTTGGTCTGCCAATAGACAACCCGCTCCGCGCCCGAGGTGCAGCCGTCTTTGCGCTCAAACAGGCGCGGTGGGAAGGACACCTCTACCTGACCCCGAGCGAACTTTCGGACGCGGTGCGGAACCTCGCCCCCGGCCTTGGGGCTGTCTCGGGCAGCACTCTCGCTGCGGAACTTGTGGGAGCGGGCAGCGCGGTGGTGGAGCAAGTCAACGGCGTCACGGCTATCTACGACCCGTGGTTGCTGCATTTGGAGCGGGACACCGCCGAGGGCTTGCGGGAACGGGCGGCTTCGTCCGTGGACCCGGTTCTTCGGCAGCGGTCAGAGGACGCGCTTCGGGAGTGGTGCGACACTCACCACGTCGCGCTCACGGCCTCTCAAATGCAGGCCGCGCTCAACGCACTCACCGAGCCGGTGAGCGTGCTCACCGGGCTTCCCGGCACCGGCAAGACGACCACCCTGCGAGCCGTCGTGAGCGTGCTCAAAGAGCAGGGGGTGCCGTTTCTCTTGTGTGCCCCCACGGGCATTGCCGCCAAGCGCATGGCAAGCGTGGCGAACGCCCCGGCAAGCACCGTCCACCGCGCTTTCGGGGCCAAGAACCCCGGCACGAGCAACGAGCGTGAGGCCACCTATGTAGGTGTCGTCGGGGACGCGAATGTGACCGAGGGCTCCGCAGGCTCGGGGGAGCGTTGGGAGTACGGCCCTGACAACATTCACCCTGCACGGGTCGTTATCTGCGACGAGTCCTCGATGCTCGACCAACACCTCCTGTACCGCATCGTGAGTGCGACTTCGGGCAGGCTGGTGTTCGTCGGGGACGCGGCACAACTCCCCTCGGTTGGACCGGGGGACGTGTTGCGGAACATGATTGCTTCCAAGCAGTTCCCGACCGTCGCCCTCACCGAAATCTTCCGGCAGAGCGACACCTCGGGCATCGTCATTGCCGCCCACGACATGCACGCCGGGAATGTCCCGACTTCGGACGGTAAGGACTTCGTGCTCGTGGAGGCGACCGAGGAGGACGCAGCCGCAGCGGTCATCATCAAGGTGGCGCAGCGGCTTTATGACGCCCGCGCCAACTTCCAAGTTCTCTCCCCCCGCCATGCCGGGGCATCGGGGGTCACGACGCTCAACCAACGGCTCCGCGCAATCCTCAACCCCGGCCAAGCAGGGCTGACCGAGGTGCGCCTTGGCACCGAGACGGTGCGAGAGGACGACCGTGTGATGGTCGTGAAGAACGACTACAACCTCGATGTCTACAACGGCGACGTTGGCAAGGTGTCCCGCGTAGACCGCAAGGCCCGTGAGATTGAAGTGCTGCTCCACAACGAGGTGCCCGCCCGACAGGTGCGGTTCTCGTTCACCGACGCCGCGAGCAAACTGCGCCTTGCCTACGCGCAGACCGTCCACAAGTGCGTCCACCCCGACACGCTTGTAGAGACTCCCGAAGGCGTGTTCCCTATTGCGGACATTCCTCCCACGGGGTTGGTGCGTACCCCCGAGGGGTTCAAGCCTTATCGCAGCAAGGTCATTCGCCCTACGGGGGCCATGCTCACGCTCATGACCGGGAGCGGCTACGGGGTGGGCGTCACGCCCGATCACGGGATGGACGCTTGGGATGGTGCTGCCTACTCGCGGGTGGAGGCGCAAGACCTCAAAGAAGGCATGTGGCTGCGGTTGCCTATTGGGGGAGCAGAGGACAAGCCCTTCTTGCCCCTCCCCCCGTTGCCCGAAGGTGCTCCCCAAGCAACTTTGTGGAGCACCCCGCATGAACTTACCCCCGAGGTGGCAGAGTTCTTGGGCCTCATGGTCGCAGACGGCACGGTGTATGACCGGGGGTTTCGCCTCGCCAAGCGCCATGCTGACGTGGTGTGGCGGTTCTCGGAGTTGGCGCACCGCTTGTTCGGTGTGACCCCGCGTGAGATCACCGTTGGAAAGACCCTTGGAGCAGAGGTCAACAGCACCCTCTTATCAACTTGGCTCTTGGGTTTGGGCGGTCTTTCCCCCAAGAACAAGTATGTCCCTGCTCTTGTCATGCAGTCGGGTGCGCCCGTCCTACACGCCTTTCTTCGGGGGCTGTTTGAGGACGGCACGGCGAATGTCCGTGGCGGTCGGCTCGACCATGTGGCGTGGGCCTCGTCCTCCGAGAAGTGTGTGGGGCAAGTGCGGCTCCTGCTCTTGCGTCTTGGGGTGGTGACCCACACCACCCGCACCAAGAAGGGCACCTACTCGTTGAGTATTCGCGCCCCCTACCTTGACCTGTTCCGGCAGGACATTGGGTTCGTGTCCGCGTGGAAGAACGAGCGGTTGGGTTTGCCGGGGGTCGCCCCCAAGACCGAGTGTTTGCCGCTCTCCAAGCAAGAGGCTTCTCTCTTGCGGCGGGAGTACAAGAACCTCCTTGGCCTGTCCGTTTGTCAGAACGCCATGAACACGGGTCGCATTTCCCGCCGCACGGCGGGTTTGGTGGTCGAAGCCGGGGGCACTCTTGCCCCCGTCATGGTGGAACGGTTGGCATTCCACCACACCCGCGTGGCCGCTATTGCTACGGGGGAAGGCCCGTCTATGTGCGTTGAGGTGCCCGAGGGTCACCGTTTCTTGCAGGACGGCTTCTCGGGGTGGAACTCACAGGGGCAGGAGTACGACATTATCGTGGCTCCTATTCTCGGCTCCTTCGGCTTGCAGTTGCAGCGCAACCTGTTCTACACGGCGGTCACCCGTGCCAAGAAGAAGGTCATTCTCGTCGGCACCTACGGGGCACTCTCCCGTGCCGTAGCCAACGACCGTGCTGACAAGCGGAACACGTTGTTCTCCTTGCGCCTCTCCTCTCCCGAACTTTTCACGGGCCAAGGTGAGGGGGGTACGGAGGCAGGGGGGAACGGGTAGACGGGGATACGCCCCCGTCTACCGGCTTTGCCTGCAACCACTCACGGGGGTTGGTCACTACGGAGAATGCTCATGTCCACCCCCGAAACCGACAAGCCTGACACCGCCCCCACCGTTGACCGCGAGCGCCTTACGGCGGTCGTGAACCGGGTCAAGCAGCACATGCGTATCACCAAGGTCGTCGCTACCCGCAGCGTCAAGACCGCCAAGGGCGACTTCTTTTCGGGCTTCTCCGCTGCATGGGACAGCGTGCAGGACGACCACGGCTCCATCCCCGACGCCGACCTCACCTTCTCGGACGGCGAGACGGCCATGAGCGGCATGACGGTCGAGGAAAGCCGTGTGGCTCACATTCTCCTCTCTATGGAGGCGAGCATTGCCGCGTGGCGGGCCGCACACGCCGAAGGGGTACTCTCGGAGAAGGAGTTCAACGACCGCAAGAACGCCATCAAGCGTTCTCACGCGGCTCTGCTCACCTCCGTCCTCTCCGCAAACGCAACCGGCAACCCCACCCCGAGCAAGTAGCCCATGCAGCCCGTCACTCCCGACTACATCGAACAAGTGTTCTCCTCCTTGGAGGCCATGAGTGTCGAGTTGGACGATGACCCCTTGGAGTACGGGCCGCGACGGCTCGCACACAAGGTAGCCGAGACGCGCACCCACTTGTCCCGGTGCGAGCAAATCTCGCTGCAAATCTCCCGGCTCTTGCAGCAGTACAAGCGGGGGCACCGGGCAGCGCAGTTGGAGTTCGACCTCAAACTGCAACACATGCTCGCGAACGACCCCGAGGTTCGGGCGGGCCGCAACGTGGCCGACCGCAACGCCATTGCCACGGTGAAACTCAACGAGCAGCGCGAAGCCATGAGCCACATGGAGGTCGTTATCCAAGACCTTGAAGTGGTCATGACTTCCATCAAGTCGAAGCGGGCCGACCTCCGCGACGTGCAGGGGCGGCTCCGCGACCAAATGCGCCTCTGCCAAGAGGAAGTCGGGCTTGGCGGCAAGTGGGGGTCGAAGGCTCCCGGCTCGACCCCCAACTTGTCGAACGCGCCCCTTGTGGACACCAAGGCCCTCCGCGAACTCGACGCCATGTTTTCGGGAGAAATCCACCTGTCCGACCTGTCCGACCTCACCGTGGACGAGGCCGAACCTGTGGAGGAGACGCCCGCCCCTGTCCCCACCCCCGAGGTGCCCCCGGTTGCCCCGACCCCCGTGGTGGAGGCGGTGCAAGCAGAAGCCCCGGCCTTGCCCACGGGAGACGGCACGGACGACGACTTCGACGCGGTTCTCTCGGGTATTACTCCCACGGTCGAGGCAGTCGGCAAGCGGCCCTCCGTGTCCGTGGACGACCTTCTCAACTCGTTGCTTGACCCCTGACCGACACTATCCGACCGAGGGGGGTGACCAACTTCTTCGGTACGGGTAACCAACAACGCGGCACCTTCCCTCGCCTCTTGGCATTCACTACACCCGCCGCACAACCCCAACGCAAGGAACTCCACCATGTCCGGTTTCACCGACTTTTCCTTTGGCTCCGGTGACGAGGCGCTCGGCAAGAAGAACCGCCGCTTCAAGGCTGAGAAGGACCGCACCTACCGCATGACCTTCTGTTGGTACAAGGACTTCGACGCCGAGGGTCACCCCATCAACAAGCCCGAGAACATTCGGTTCACGGGCTGCGAGCGCATCTACAAGCAGGGTGTCGGCTACTTCTTGTACAAGGGGCCGGGCTACGCCGAGTTCGGCACGCCCAAGCAGACCATCGCCACCGTCGTCTGCGTGTGGCCGACCGACAAGGAGGGCAACCTCGACGTGGCTTCGTTCAAGAACGGCACGGGTTGGCAGGTGATGCCGTGGCTGTTCGACCCCGAAAAGTACGCCACCATCAAGAACGCCAACAAGCGTTTCCCGCTCATTGAGCACGACATTTCGCCGTCCTGCACCGACGCGCAGTTCCAAAAGATGACCTTCGCTTCCGAGAAGGACAACCTGCTCATGGGGATGCTGCGCGGCAACTCGGCCATGCACCGCGACATTGCCAAGAAGGTCATTGAGCAGGCGAAGGCGTGCGGCGAGGGTATCCACCGCGAAATGGCCCGCGACCTCTCCATTGAGGAAATCCGCACGCTGCTCGGCGGCGACAGCGGTGGCCCCGTGGGTTCGGGCGCGTCGGCCAAGGACGTTGACTCCATGCTCGACGGCATCCTCGGCAACTGAACCGCCATGCCCGTTGGTGGGGCTATCGTGAGCGAAGGGCAGGGAAGTTCCCGCTTCCCTGCCCTTCTAACACCTCAACCTGTACAAGAGGTTGTGATGCTGCCCTATCCTACCCCGCCAAGCGGCGGTGGCCTCTACGTTATTCGGCTCTCCGACAATCACTACTACGGAGGCCGCACCAAAGCCTTCACGAACAGGTGGGCGGTTCACTACCGCCTACTGCGTGACGGCAAGCACTTCAATGCCCACGCCCAAGCCGTGTTCAACCAACACGGTCGGTTTGAGCCGGAAGTGCTGTGCGTCACCTCAAATGAGGGTGGGCGGCGCGAACTTGAAGGTTTGTGGTTGCAGGGCAACGTGGGCAAGCCGGGGTGTGTGAACCTCTCTCGGTCTGCGGACGGTGTTCATGTGGGCTACACGCACTCGGAAGCCACCCGAGTCAAGCACCGCCGCCCTGTGCATACGGACGAGTCGAAAGAGAAGTGCCGCCAAGCCGCACGCCGTCCCCGCAAGTCCTACACCCCCCACCCCCACACCGAAGAAAGCCGAGCGAAACTCTGCTTCCTTGAAGCGGGTGTGGGCACGGGAGAAGGAGGCCGGGGTCAAACGTGCAGGGTTTGGTGGCACCCACTCCGACGAGGCTCGCGCCAAAATCTCTGCGGCCAAGAGGGGGCGTCCCCACCCCCACACCGGGGTAAGCAAGACGCAGGAACAGAAAGACCACCAATCCCAAGCCATGCTTGATTGGTGGTCTTCCCTCACCCCCGAGGAGCGAGAGGCCCATGCCTCCAAGCAGAAGGGGCGTCCTCCCACCAAGGGCATGACCGGACGTAAGCACACCCCCGAGACAAAGCGCAGAATGTCCGAGGCCCGTAGAGCACGAACTTCCCGACTGACCCCCGAGAGCAAACCGTGAAGGTTTTAGGCATTGACCCCTCCCTTACCGCGTATGGGTGGGCCATGCACGACACCGAAGCCCCTGTGGGTTCCCCGAGCAGATGCCCTGCTCGGGGTCGGTTCTCTACCCCGTCCAAGATGGAGTTTGTGGTTCGCTACATGACCATGCGCGACTCGTTGCGCGCCCTCATTCAGAGGGAGAAGCCCGACAAGATTGGCATAGAGCATCCTGTCTTTTCGGCCCTCTACTCGGAGGGGATGTACGGGCTGTTCCTCTACTCCTGCGAAGCCCTGCGAACCGAAGGTTGCGACGTAGTGTTTTGGTCGCCCCTGCAAGTCAAGGCCCATGCCCGTGAAACCCTCGACCGTCCGAAGTCGTGGGTCATGGACAAGGTGGACATGGTGGAGGCGGCGAAGAAAGACGCGGGTGGCAAGACATGGAACCACAACGAGGCTGACGCTTACCTTGTGGCCCGTCTTGCGGGACGGTTTTGGGGCCTGTACGAGCAAACCCTCGCAGAAGACGCTCTCACCCCTACGGAGCGCAAGTACTTCACCGAAATCAAGCAGTTCGTTCGCGGAAAGAAGGCGGGTCAGTCGGAACGCCGAGGGGTCATTTACCGCGAGGACGACCGCTTCTTCCTGTGGTCTAACACCCTCTCTCCCAAGGACTAAACACATGGCACGCACCGCCGCACCCAAACCGGACAAGGAAACCCCCGTCGTCACGGGGTCGAGCGCCCTCATGCGAGGGCTCGCTATGGCAAAGAAGATGCTCCCCGACGTGGTGAAAACCTCGTTCGTGGAACTTGACCCCGACGCCATGAGCGAGAGCCTTCCCCACCTCCCCACCGGCAGCATTATCGTGGACTACCTCATTGGCGGGGAGCCGAACTCCCGTGGCGTGCAGCCGTGCCCCGGCTTGCCCCGTGGGCGCGTGGCGCAGGTGTGGGGGCACGAGAGCGCGGGCAAGACGACGCTCGCCCTCACCGCTGCCGCGACCGTGTGTGCGCGGGGCGGCACGGTTCTCTACATAGATTGGGAGAACGACATCGTTCCCGACTACGCCGAGGCCCTTGGCGTGCCCATTCTTGACCCCGAGAAGTTCCAACTCCATCAGCCCGAGACGTTGGAGGACGGCATCAAGTTGGCAATGGTGTTCGCACAGGCGGGCGTTGACCTCATTGTGTTCGATTCCATTGGCTCGGCCATTCCGGCGCGTATCGCCAACCGCGAGGTTGAAGAAGCGGGCGAGCAGTCCCGCGTCGGTGAGGAGCAGCAGGTGTGGAGCCGCGAACTCCCCAACCTCAAACGGGTCATCAACCAAAAGGGAACCTGCATCTTCGGCATCTCGCAGGTTCGTTCCAAGATTGGCATGACGGGGTACGGGCCGACCACGCAGCCGCAGGGCGGCAACGCATGGAAGTTCTACTCGGCGGTGCGCTTGGAGTTGACCCGCGTGAAGTCCGAGACGGCGAAGGTTGTGAACGCGCTCACGAACAAGAGCGACGACCGCGTGGTGGGCGGCATCATCGAGTGCAAAGTCATCAAGTGCAAGTTGTCGAAGTCGCAGGGCCGTAAGGAGCAGTTCTACATTCGGTGGGGCGAGGGCATTGACGACCGCCGCTCCATCCTTGAAGTCGCCGTGGCAAACGGCCTCATCAAGCGGTCGGGCAACTGGCTCTCGTGGACGGCACCGGACGGTCGAGAAATGCGGCACAACGGCATGGAGTCCTTTCGCAAGGACTTGCTCAAGAACCCCGACAACTTCAACGTGCTTGTGCGCGCCGTGCTCCCCCTCCTGTCGGGGGGTGGCAAGGCAGAGGACGTAAGCGTAGACGAGGACGACGACATGGACGGTATCGACGCCGCCCTTGTCGAGTAGCCCCCGCAGCCAACCCCCGTAGTCCACGGGGTAGGGTGTTCCGTGCCTGTCACCGTCCGTATCCGCAACGTGCAGTCCATCCGTGACGCGACCCTTCGTGTAGAGGGGTTCACGGTGGTGACCGGCCCGAACAACTCGGGCAAGACCGCAAGCCAACGGGCCGTGCGAGGGGTGTTCACCAACGCCTCTCCCGGCCCGCTCGTGCGTCATGGGGAGAGCCACCTCACGGTGGACCTGACCTTTGACGACGGGCGAACGGTCAAGTGGGAGAAGGGCGAGAAGGTCAACCGCTACACGGTGGACGGCAAAGTTCTCTCCACCGTGGGGCGCGGCGCACCGCCCGAAGTCACGGCTCTTGGTGTGGGGGAGGTCAAGGCGGGCAGCGACCGCTTGTGGCCGCAGATTGCCGAGCAGTTCGGCGGGGTGTTGTTCCTCGTTGACCGTCCCGGCTCCGTGGTTGCAGAAGCCCTGTCCGATGTGGACAAGGTGGGCAGGTTCACCGAAGCCCTACGGCTCGCAGAGAGCGACCGACGTTCCGTGGGGGCAGAACTCAAAGTCCGGCGGACGGACCTACTTGCAGCGGAGCAAGAACTTGCGGGGTTCGACACCCTCCCCACGGCGGCGTCTTGTGTGGAGCAGGCCGAGCAAGCCCTCGCAGACACCGAGAGCATCGGGGCGGACCTCGCGGTGCTCACCGACCTGTCTACGCGAAAGCAGGCTGCTAACGCTGACATCACGCACTTTTCGGGGGCTCCCGTTGGCGTCGTCCCGACGCAGGACGAAGTTTATTTTGTTGAGGGTGTCCGGTTTCGGGTCCAAGAGGCGTCACGGCTCTTGGGGGAGCGGACCCGCTACTTGCGCGAGGTCGAGCGCCTCGCGCAAGTAAGCAGCGTTGTGTCGGTGCCGGACACCCGTGATGCTTTTACTGCCATGAACAACTTGTCCGACCTGCGGGCCATTCTCGACCGCCTCGTGTCCGCTCGGAAGCAGGAAGCGTCGGCGCAACGGAACCAAGACGGTGCTTCCGCCGTGCGCGTCCCCCCGTCCGAGGTGTTCGTCCGCGTGGACAAGGCCAAGGGCATTCTCGCAGACATGGCGAACTGCGCGTCCCGGCGCAAGAAGGCCCTGCATGACCTCTCCACGGCTACGCAGGAACTTGAAGCCGCAAAGAAGAACCTCGCGTTGCTCACCAAAGAAGTCAACACTTTGCTTGGGGACCGGGGAGAGTGCCCCGTGTGCCGCGCCGTGTGTGACACGGGTTCCGGGGGTTCGCACGCCTCCGTAGACGGGTAGCCTCCTTCATAGGTAGGAGGCCCCTGTGCCCGTTCGTCTCGTTTGGCGCACCGACGTTCACATGGCTGACCGTGGCCCCGAGAGCCGCAAGGACGATTGGGCCTCCACCGTCCTCGACAAGTTGGGGCAGGTGCGGGCCGTGGCCGAGAAGGTGCGGGCCGTGGCCGTGCTCGACGGGGGTGACTTCTTTCATGTGAAGTCTCCGAGCCGGAACTCCCATGAACTCGTGCGGCAGGTGGCAGAGCACCACGCGGACTACCCGTGCCCTGTCTACTGCACGCCGGGGAACCACGACTGCACCTACGGGGACTACGCCTTCCTGCCGCAGCAGCCTTTGGGGGTCTTGTACTCGACGGGCGTGTTCAAGCGCCTCTATGACGAGCACGAGGCCGTCTTTGAGCAAGACGGTGTGAAGGTACGGGTGGTCGGTGTCCCCTACCACGGCACCAAGTACGACCTCGACAGGTTCCGCCGTATCAAGAAGGGCGACGAGCACCACCTTGTGTGCGTGGCGCACGTTCTCGCTTCCGAGAAGGGCGGCACCATGTTTGAGGGCGAGGACATCGTGCGCTACTTCGACCTCCTCGACACCGCACCTGACCTGTTCCTGTTCGGGCATTGGCACAAAGACCAAGGCGTGACGACGCTCGGGGACAAGACGTTCGTGAACATTGGCTCCCTCACCCGTGGCTCGCTCTCGCAGGACGAGGTGGAGCGTCAGCCCGCGTGCGCGGTGCTCTCGTTCATGCCCGAGGGGCGAGACATTCGGGTGGTGCGCTTGAAGGTCAAGCCCGCCGACGAGGTGTTCGACGTGGAGCGCCGTCAGCGTGTGGAGACACGGCGCATGGAAATGGACGCCTTCGTGAGCACGCTGCGCGACACCTTCACCCAAGAAGTGTCGGGTGACGTGGCGGGGGTTCTCGCAGGCATGGCCGACGTTCCCGAGCAAGTGCGTGAGCGTGCGCTCGCCTACCTTGAACGGGTAGGCTGACCCATGCACGCCACGCTCTACCAAGCCTCCTGCTTTGATACCCTTGCCGCCGTGCAAGCCGAAGGCGGTGCTGACCTTGTGTTCACCTCTCCCCCGTATTGCGATGCTCGCACTTATGGGAACGCTGTGTCGTGGTCTATGGAGGACTACGCCCGCCTTGGCGATGCTATCTTCGCGGCGTTGAAACCGGGTGGGCATTGTCTGTTCAACGTAGACGCGCCTATTCGGGAATGGAGGCCGGGGTTTGGCACGGAGCGCGGGTTTCACCCTTGGAAAATCATGCTCGATTGGGCCGAGCGTGTGGGGTTCCGCGTTCCCGACCGCTTGGCCTTTGCTCGCTTCGGTTCTCCCGGTGCATACGCAGGCCGCTTTCGGAATGATTGGGAGCCTTTGTTTTGGTTCCAACGTCCCGGTGGCGACGGGTTCTTCGACAAGCATTCCATTGCCGCCGAATCAAAGCATGAATATGGGCGCAAGGTCGTCACTTCCCGCAAGAATGACGGAACTTTGTATGTTCGTGCCGCGACGGGTTGGGCAGCGGAGAACAACAAGGTTCAACGTGGAACCTTATGGGACTACGGCCCGATAGGAGGCGGGGCCGCTACGGAGAAAACTCTCTATGAGTTGAACCACCCGGCTTCATTCCCCTACGCCCTCGCTATCGACGTTGTGCGCTGCTTCGCCCCGGTTGGGGGCTTGGTCGTAGACCCGTTTCTCGGGAGCGGAACCTCTGCCTACGCGGCTTTCAGTCACGGGTGTCGGTTCATTGGGGGGGACTTGTACCACCACGAGGACGGTACGCCTTGGGTCGTCAAGGTGCGTGACATGCTCGCCAATGCCTTTGACCCCGGTGCCCTCGCCCTCTTTGGCGACAATCCCGTTCCGGTGGTTGAAGTTCGAGGCCCGTCTAACGGGTAAACTGACTACTCCAAGGAAGCCTTTTCATGGAACCTGTTTCTCTTTCCCCCGGCATCGGAGATAGCCGACCGACCGCCACGCTCTACTACGGCCAAGACGTTCGGGAGACACTTCGCACGCTCCCCGAAGCGTCCGTCCACACGGTCTGTACCTCGCCCCCCTACTTCGGCCTTCGGGACTACGGCACCGGGGACAAGCAGATTGGGTTGGAGGACAGCCCGGAGGAGTTCGTCGCGGCTCTCGTAGACGTGTTCCGCGACGTGCGCCGCGTGCTGCGCGACGACGGCACGCTTTGGCTGAACCTCGGGGACAGTTACGCCAGCAGCACTAAGGGCAGCGGGGGAACCGGAAAAAGTACGCTCGGTGCGGCGTCCGGGGGGAATGGGATTAGCGCCGAAGGAATCGCGCGCTCGCAAGCACGGCAGAGCATGGCTCCGCGCAAAATGACGTGCGGTATTGCGGACAAAAACCTGCTCGGCATCCCGTGGCGTGTAGCGTTAGCCCTTCAAGCGGACGGGTGGTATCTGCGCCAAGACATTATTTGGGCCAAGCCGAACCCTATGCCCGAGAGCGTGACCGACCGCTGCACGAAGGCACACGAGTACGTCTTCCTGTTCGCCCACCCCGACAGCGGGGGCCGGTACTACTACGACAACGAGGCGGTGAGGGAGCCCGTAAAGGCTGGCAATACAGGGGTTCTCCGTATCCCCCAACAAGATAAGTACGCGCTTACAAGCACCAAGGTTGACCCAACACTTAGTCGAGTAGACCGATACGACACCATCAAGGGTGCCAATCGTCGCAGCGTGTGGAACGTGAATGTGGCACCTTACTCGGGTTCCCACTTCGCCACTTGGCCCCCCGAACTCGTCCGCCCGATGGTCCTCGCGGGGTGTCCGGCAGGGGGCACGGTGCTTGACCCGTTCTCCGGTTCGGGCACGACGGGCATGGTCGCACTCCAAGAAGGGCGTAACTACGTTGGGATTGACTTGAACCCCGACTACCTCCCCCTCGCCATGAACCGAGTGCAGGAACTTCCTGCCCCGTCCAACGCTTCCGACGAGGAGAGGGGGGACGCCTTCGACCTGTTCTCGGGCGGGTAGGGTGCCACCATGCCCGTACTGCCCCCCGCCGACAAGAAGCCGCGCCGCCCCTACACCTTGTATTGGAGCAGCCTCAAAATGTACGAGGACTGCCCGCAGTCGTTCCTGTGGGGACGCGGGTGGGGCGACATTGACGTAGGCGGTGGGCCGGGGCGCAGCAAGCCCCTGCCCGTGAAGAAGTCGCGGCACCATGCTCTCATGGGCATGGTCATTCAGTACGCCATTGAGAAGATGTACAACGACGAACTGTGGCGTGCCCCCGCTGAACTCAACGGTCGGCTCATGGCACTCGTGGAGGAGGAATGGGACCGGCAGGTGATGAAGCCCGACAACTACGTTGACTACGGGCTTGCGGGTGACCGAACCTCTCTGCTTGAAGTCTGCAAGAACGGCGTCATGGGCTACCTCCGCACCATGAAGGAGAACCGCCTTCTTGGTCCTTACGCGAAGGCCGAGGTGAGCCTGCTCGGGTGGGTGGACAAGTACAACCCCGTGGGGGGCCGGGCCGACTTGGTTATCCGGCGCGACGACACGGGCATCACCATCCTTGACGGCAAGAACAGCAAGACGAAGGGCGAGTACACCGACCCCGACCAACTCCGGTGGTACGCCCTTCTGTTCTACTTGTCCTACAAGCAGCACGCGAACCGCGTCGGTTTCGTCTACTACCGCTACCCCTACGGTACGCCCATTCTCGGTGTGGACGGACAGCCCACGGGCGAAGTGGAGAGTGGGGTGGATTGGGTTCCCTTCACGGAGGCCGACCTCAAAGGCTTGGCGCAGCGCGCCGTGGACGCCCGCACGGGCATGAACCGGGAGAAGTTCGACGCGACCCCGGTGCCGTCGAAGTGCAAGTGGTGTGACTACGAAACGGTCTGCCCCGCTCGCCAAGCACAGAAGTCCGAGAACGCGGGCAAGCGGGCGAAGAAGGTGGAGGGGCTTCCCGAGGGCACCGGGGGCTTCACCGACCTCGACCTGTGAGGGGTCGGGCACGAAGCCCCCACGGGTACTTGTCCCCCACTACGGGAGAACCTACACGACATGACCCTTGACGAACGGCTAAAACTCGCGGCGCAGCAGCGGGACGAACTCGCCGCTGCCGTGCAGCGCATTTCGGGGCGGTTGGAAGCCGCCAACAAGGCACTCGCACTCGTGGAGCAGGAGTGCCGGGACAAGGGGTACGACCCCGACACCCTTGACGACACCCTGCGTGCCACGCAGGCCAAGTACGAGCAAGCCGTCACCGCTTTGGAGAAGCAAGTGGCAGAGGCCCGTGCCGCCCTTCAACCCTTCACGGAGAACCCCAAGTGAAAATCGAGATTGCCAAGTCCGACCTTGAAAGCGCCCTCGCCGTCGTCGGCAACACCGTCAGCGGTTCCGGCTCCGACCTGTCCGCGCACTTCCTGTTCCGCGTCCAAGAGGGTGCAGCGCAGGTGCTTGCGTTCCACCACCGCACGTTCTCGCTCGCCCCGCTCACCAAGGCCCGCGTTGAGGGCGAGGACGGGGACGCCTTCACCGTGGAAGCATGGCGTCTCACCAAGTGGGTCAGCGGCATCGGTGACGTTGCCGTTCTCCTGTCCACGGACGGCAACGGCGAGGTGAAGGTGTCCGGTGGTCGCAGCACCATCCGTCTCCGCTCCCTCGACCCGTCCAAGTTCCCGTATTGGGACAAGACCCTCGCCGGGGCCACGAGCACGGGCAGCGTTCCGGCCAACCGTCTCGGTGCAGCGGTCGGCTACGCCCGCCGCTTCGTCTCGCAGGAGGACACGACCCGCCCCGAAATCTCGCAAATCGAAGCAATGGGTGGGTGCTTGTGGTCGTCTGACCGCCGCGCCGTGTCGCTCGTGAAGGTGGACGGCTTGGAGGACATGGGGCTCCGCGTGGCGGGCAAGGACATTCCCGCCGTGTTGAAGTTCTTGACCACCAAGCCCACCGCTGACGACACCGTGGAGGTGTTGGAGGCGGATAGCGCGGTCTACTTCCGCCGCACGGACGGCGCGCATGTCGGCGTGGCCCGTCCGAACGCCGCCTTCCCCACGTTGAAGGGTGTCGAGAGCGACCCCTCCGAGGTGTGGGTGGAGTTCGCCGGGAGCGACCTCCGCGCCGCAGTCAATGTCCTGTCGGCGTCCGCGAGCAAGGACAACGAGGCCATTCTCTTGTCCGTGAAGGGCAAGCAGTTGGTGTTCTCCATGACCTCCGAGGCGGGGGGTACGGACGAGTACCCCGTTGATCTCACGGCTTCCGAGAACCTTGAAGCCTTCCCGGTGGACGGGGCGAGCGTTGGCTTCGGGCACCTGCTCGGGTTCTGCGACCACTTCTCCCTCGACAACCTGCGCTTGGAGGTCCACTTCAAGGGCAAGGGGGGCTTCTTCGCCTTCCGCAAGGGTACTTCCGGGGACGACGCGAACTCGTACTACACGGTTGTGGTGTGGCGCACCTGACGAACCTTTCTGACGCCGTGGCGTCCCTGCGCTCCGACCTTTCACGGGTCGAGGGTCGCAGGGACGCTGCCCGCACCCGCCTGCAACAAGCAGAGCGGGAGGTGGCACGGCTCATGGGAGAGGAACAAGTGCTCGACCGTGTGGCCGACTTGTTCCGCGTGCTCATTGACCGCGAGGTGGTGGACAATGCCAAGACGGCGGAAAGCCTTCTCACCGAAGGCTTGAAGGCTGTCTTTGACGACATGGACTTGTCGGTTCGCTCCGAGGTAGACGTACAGCGGGGCAAGGTGTCCGTAGACCTCTACACGGTGCAGACGCAGCCCAACGGGGTCAAGACAGAGGCCGCGAGCACGGACGCCTACGGCGGCTCCGTGTCCGTCGTGCAGTCGGTTTTGCTCCGTGTCGTCGTCACCATGCGCCGGGGAATGCGCCCGCTTCTCCTGTTGGACGAGAGCCTTGGGGCTGTGGCCGAGCAGTATGTTCCCCGTGTCGGGCAGTTCCTACGGCTTTTGTCCGAGCGGGTAGGAATGGACGTTCTTGCCGTCACTCACAACCCCGTGCTCGTGGAAGCCGCCCACAAGGCGTACCGCATTCGCAAGGACAACGGGGAAGCCACCTTCACCGAGATAAGAACATGAAGTCCGAGGGTGCGGTTCGACAGAAGTTGAAGCAGGTGCGCTTCCGGCACGCGAAGCGCGTGTTGGAAAACTCCCTTGCAGTCGCCCCTCACAACTGCGCGCACAATGCGTTTGTGGAAGTCCCCGGCGTGGGGGACGTTGGGTTCTGCACCCTGCCTTCTACTTCACCCGTGTTGTGTGACGCTA